AATTGTGAGCATGAAAGTTTATAAGGCCGTTCCAAGCACTCGTTACGACATGAAGCCTGGGTGGACTAATAATTCACCTAATAGTTATAGTGAGTGAGCCATGACACACGGCCACACATTTACATTAACCGCATTTATAGCTGCACTGTTCATTATGCTGGTGATGGGTGTGGCTTGGGTGGCTGGTCAGGTCGTAAAGGGCTGTAAGGCTGTTGATAAACGTATAGATAAGATATTGGAGGGGTGCTTATGAGGATTGGCAAGCTAGGCATTGAAAGAGATACAGATTCGGTAATGTCTAATAATGGCTGGATTGGCTGGTGGTCTTACTATCTTTATATAGATGACACTTTATTGGGCTTAGTCTGGCAGATGATTACAGAATTTAAAGATGACAAGCACATGGTGGGATAAATGACAGTAGCAGAACAGATCAAGAGAAGTACAAAGCCGTTGACGTGGGAGCGTGATTTTTTAGCATGGGTGGAAGCTGTAAAAATAACGGTATTAATGAGAACGTTACGGATAAACGCCTATGAATATCAATTCATCGACGGTTCAAAACTAACTTGTCGGGTGTATTGGTGATGAGTTTTCAAGAACCAAGCACAGTAGACATTAAATACTTGCGCAATCAATGCAAAGCACATGGCTTGCCAGTGCCGGATGAGGTACAAGAGGAGGCTTTTATTATGTTATGCGGGCGAAACTTTAGCGATGGCATGACAAACGAGGAAGCGCGGTTTGAAGCGTGGAAAGTGTATGCAATTTCCTCCGATTAACCTGTACACATTGCCTAAACAATTGAGAGATTACATGTATAGAACACAAAATGAGTTAGAGGAAATTATGGTTAGTGACCATGCTAAAGCTATGAATGAAGCAAAAGGCATTGAGGCTACATTGCAAGAGCGTGGCAATCGTTACGGGCCGTTTGATGGTCATGCAGCTATTACACAGTCATTAAAGCGAGTTATGGCGGATGCGAATAGAACAAACTGGATAATGCTTAGCGACTCACAACAGGAAGCTCTCGAAATGATTGCCCACAAAATCGGCAGAATATTGAACGGGGATCCAAACTACGATGACTCATGGCGCGACATTGCTGGGTATGCAACTCTGATTGAAAAACAATTGAATGGTGAAAGTAAATGAGTTTATTGAGTTATCTTGAATTAGTAAGTTTGGTTGGGCAGGGTGTTATTGATGCGCCGATTGAGAATATTAACAGCAGCAGTATTGATTTGACGCTTGATAGATTTGTTATGTATGAGTTAGATGGTGATAGGGATGTTGTTGATTTGGCTAGTAAGCAAAATATTGCAATGTCACAGTTTGATTTAGATATTGATGACATGGTTTTGTTTCCAGGTGATTTTATCTTGGCAAGTAGCGCAGAGGTTTTTAATCTACCAAACAACATCAGCGCAGAGTACAAACTCAAATCAAGTATGGCAAGAAATGGCCTTGAGCATCTTAATGCTGGATGGTGCGATGCTGGCTGGAATGGTAGCAAATTAACGCTTGAGCTAAAAAACATGACTCAAAATCATCGTCTTTGCTTAACTAAAGGAATGAAAATAGGCCAGGTGGTGTTCTTTAGGCACGAGCCAGTACCGGTAGATAAGAGCTATGCAGCACGGGGCCAGTACAACGGACAGCAAGGCGTAACAGCCAGCAAGGGGATTAGATGAGCAAAGCACAAGCATTACAGATACTAAAGACGCTATCAGCAATAGAGGCTGTATGTTTATCAGCAACTAGTAAGACACTAGGATTTTTACTGCCTGACTATTTGCATGATGATTTGACAGCAATCATTGATGAAGCGGGAAAGGTTTTGCTCGATGAAGCCCCGACTAACTAAAGTAAACGGCAAATGGCTCTGCCGGTGCACTAGATACACCGGCATGGGATACAGCCATAAGACAGCGTTTATTGATTGGCGGCGTTATTTTGGGGCTGGTAATGCGCCGGGGTAGTGTTTAGCTAAAACCTTATTCATTTGCTCGATCAAGTCCATGCGTTTAAATGTTATATGTGCATTGTGGTTTTTAAAAAGCTTGATTTCCACATACTCATTTTCAAATTTGTTAGATCGTGTGGATTTGTCGCGTTGCTGATCGTTTATAACGTTTGGTAATGTTTTGGCATTGTCGGGTTGCGGCTTCCCGTCCAGCGTTAAAAGAATACGCTCAAGATCTATAAGTTCATCGGTTCCGCGTCCGTATTGTATAGATGGATATCCAAGCCAGTTTGATGAGTAACCAGTTTTTACAATGCGCTTTCCAAACTTTTGCGGTTGATTGGTTTTGTAACACCATGATAGATTCTTGAATAGGTTAATAACCCCATTTTCAAAAATATCAGAACGTTACGAAAACAACTTATTGAATGTCGCCGTAACCGTCTCTTTTGTCAGTTCTGGCGGGTTTTCAAGCTCCTTTCTAAATTTTTCCTTAGTTTTTGTATCCATCACGTTAAACATGTTTGTTTTACCCATCAAATAGCCCCACATAGCCTTGTCAATGTTTTTTGTGATAACTGGCATGGGTTCTTTTCTGATTTCTAAACCATCACGCGATGAATAAGAAAAGCCAAAATACTGATAAAACGTTTTCATTTCACGTTCTATTATCAGCAATTCTTCGGTGGCTTTTTTGGCTCTTTCGATAAATTCAGCTCTCAGTTTTATCATGCGCTCAACATCGGTTGAGGTGATGAGTTCGTTATTTTCTGCTATTGTTGTCATATCATTAACTCCATGAAGTTAGTGGTCACTGCCTCGGATAATTTGCAGTTATCGCGGGGCTTTTTCGTTTAGCGTGTTTACGATCCACTCAGTAAGCTTCAAACCTTCGGATTGGGCAACTCGAACCCAGACAGCCTTATCTTGAGGCTTGCATCTAGCGTGGATGAATGAGGTGGCGCCGTCATCCTTGGCGGCGTTTCTTTTTCCGGTCATGCCGTGTTTGTTGTTCATATGTCACCTATTTGTTATATAATAAAAATCAGTCAAGCCATGCTGAAAAGCACTGTAACCGCCTTCCTTGGCGGTGTGGCTTGGCTTTTATGCTTCCAGCTTTTCTCTTTCTTTTCTAGCTACGTTAACGCTTCCGTGAGTGTCGCGGATTTTCTCAATATCCCACGTGCCACGGCTTGATGATTTCCATTCTGCCGGTCTGAAATACCACATAGATTTTTTAGAAGCCCACCAGAAACCGGCAGCTTTAATTGCATCCTTGTGTGGCTTGGTATTGCCAGACAACCAAACCCAGTTACCGCAAACCTCGATATTAACGCCTTCCATAGCCAGAGCAGCATTGATTGCATCGTTTAACTTGTCACCAAAGAAAAAGCTATCACCAGTGCCGTCTGTTTTGTCGGTATCGTCTGGCAAGCCTTTTAATGTGTCATAAGCCACATTGACGGCTTTCATCATTTCCAGACCAGCAGGATTACGATCAGGGTGGTATTTAGCGCAGGCTGTACGGTAGGCTTTTTTCAGGCTTTCAGCAGTTAATACAGTCAAGCCAAATATATTCATAGCGTCTGATTTTTTCATGTTCAATTCTCCAATTAGGTTCAAGGTTACGCCTTGCCGTTGATTCATATAATACCCTTTTCATTCTATTTGTCAACACAATAGATAAAATAAATAACAATTACTACATCTAGTGCAAAACAGGTATAATTAAGCATCTAAAACACTATATGTAGTGTCTGTAGTAGAGGCTTGTAGATGGCAGCAGGAAAAAAAACAGGCGGCAGAAAGGCCGGAACACCCAACAAAATCACTAGACAACTCACGGAAGCCATTGATATGTCTTTTGATAGGGTTGGCGGTGTTGATTATCTAGTTAGACAAGCGGAAGAAAATCCGGTGGCATATATGACGCTATTGGGTAAGCGAATGCCGAAAGATTTAAACATCGGCGGTCAAGCTGACAATCCGCTAACAGTCAACAAAATCCAGATCGAATTTGTCGATACTAAAGCTTAGAGTACCTGCTAAGTTAAAACCACTCTGCCAGCCTATGCGATACAAAGGGGCATATGGCGGAAGGGGTGGAGCAAAGTCACATTTCTTTGCAGAACAGATTGTAATCAAGTGCCTGATAGAGCAAACACGGGTTGTCTGCATCCGTGAAGTACAGAACTCGATTAAAGACTCCGTAAAGCAATTGCTCACAGACAAAATCATTGGCTTAGGCTTGAATGACGACTTTGAAATACTCGATCAAGAAATCAGGGCCAAGAATGGCTCTCTGATTGTGTTCAGGGGTATGCAGAGCTATAACGCCGCCAACATAAAATCACTTGAAAACTTCGATGTGGCATGGGTAGAGGAAGCGCAGACACTCAGCCAGCATTCATTAGACCTGCTAAGGCCAACACTTAGAAAACAAGGTTCTGAATTGTGGTTCAGTTGGAATCCACGCTACAAGACTGACGCAGTAGACAAGTTTTTCAGGCATACACCACCACCCAACGCTATCAGCGTCATGATTAACTGGGTAGATAATCCGTGGTTTAAGGAGCTGCCATTGTATGACGACATGCTGGCAGATTACGCAGCAGACCCAGACAAGGCAGAACATGTATGGGGCGGTGCATACGGCAGCAGCCAAGGCGCTATCCTTGCTCGGTGGGTGAATGAGGCTGAGCGTGATGGTCGTATCACTGACAGTGTAACGACTGACAAGCAAGGGGCAGGATTGATTGTGTCTTGTGACTTGGGCTTTAGGGATACTGCGGGCTTTTGGTATTGGCAGCCTGTACTTGGGGGGGCTAACGTGGTGCGATACGATGCAGATCATGGCCTTGACGCTGATGACTGGACTCCACGCATCCAGCAAAACATCAACGAGCTAGGCGCAACACTGGGCAAGATATGGCTACCACACGATGCTAGGCACAAGACATTCCAAAGCAAGCATACAAGCCAACAACGTTTCCAAGCAGCATTTGGTATGGGTAAGGTTGGGATTGTGCCAATGGCTAGGAAAGGCGACCAGATCGAAGCGGCTAGAACGTTTATCAAACAGTGTGCGTTCAATAAGTCTGAGTGTGAGGCTGGCCTTGACGGGCTTAGAGCTTGGGAGTTTGAGTATAACGAAGATGATGGAATATTCAGCAAGGAGCCTAAACATAACTGGGCGAGTCACCCCGGCGATGCGTTTGCTTATGGTTGCCAAGTGTTAAAAGAGCATCAACCAACGGCGGAAGAAAAGTTTCAGCCTAAGTTTTGGGATCAGCAATCACTGAATGAGCTAT